GACTTCTTGTGTGTCTATGTATCGACTGTCTACGTACTCAGCTACCTGCGTACCTAATTCGGCGTCGGGTTTGTTGCCTACGTACTTATCTATATCTGCGTCAGACGCATTAAACTCGGGATTAGCTGTTTCAAACGCTTGCTTGGCTTCAGACGCGGTTGTGTAATCCGCATCAAACGCATCATTTAATAAGCTGGTTTGTGCTCCGCCAAAGCCATCACTGGTTATACCAAACTTGGCAAGCCTAGCCTCTGCTTCTGCGGCGTCTATCAACCCTGCTTTTGCGTCCGCGATTGTTTTTTGCACCTGTGCAGAAGTGTTTTTTGCTACGTTAGCAACCACGTCAGATATTTCAGCGGCTCCTGTAAGTCCCCCACCTACGTTTGTGCCAATAATACTGGCAAGTATGGCGCTTTCTGCTACGTTAGCCGCCACTTGCCTATCGGGGTCAATCTCGCGTATTGATATGTCTGTGACATACTGCACAGCACCTTCTTCTAAACCTTCAAGTACGCCTTCTCGCACTGCTCCGCTAGCAGTTCGGTCTAACCTAGAAACAAACTCTTCCATTGCGCTCACGGCAGCTTTATTTGCCTTAGGCCCAAACAAAGATTCTGCTAGTTGGTTGCCGCCCAACACCTCCGATGCAGTAAGTGCCATAACAGCACCCATAGCTCCTGATTTCTGTGCTACGCCTGTAGCAAACTCTGCGGCCTCTAGTAAATCTGCATCACTAAGTTCTTGTGCTGGCAGTCCTGTTGCCTCTGCTATACGTGCGTATTCTTCTTGACGTTTTCTTATAAACGTAGCGTGTGCATCTTCATACGCCCCGCCAGCCGAACCGCCCGCTGCTTCTGCTACGTCACTTAGTAACGTGGCATCCATAGCAATCTTAGATGCGTCCATGTTGTCGGCTATTTTCTTAGCCGCATCATCTCCAAACTTTCTAAGTGCTGCTGAAGATAATTTAGCTCCTGCAAAAGCTGCTCCGCCTACGGCAAACGGTACAATTTCTTGCACAAATTCTTTGGCTACATAGTCAACAAGGAACTCTGTAGGGTTATCTACAGCCGCACCAAATATAGCTGCCCCTACTTCAAAGAAGCTATCTTGCCAATCTGCATCTTTTGGTAAATTGTCTTTAGCGGCTTGTATGCGGTCACTAATGTCTTTTAGACCGGCTTGATAGTCCTCTGGCTTACTATCTCCAGCCATCTTAGATATTGCATCTAGAGTCTTAGCGATTTCGGTATTGCTTGTATCGTATCCAACTAGCGTTGCTAACCCTAAGAACGACTGTGCTATCTCTGCACCCGCTTCTAACGCAACAGCAGTACCAACAACCCACTTATCATCACCAGTTTCGGCAGAAGCATCTACTGCGTCTTTTGCTATTTGGTACAAGAAAGACGCTTCTGTTGGGTCTTCTCCTGCGGCTACTTTTTCACGTATTACCGCGTTTTCATGCTCTCTACCTACAGATGCACTGCTTTTACCTAGCGCGTCTATATACGCTGCTTGGTCGGTTCCTGCTCTTAGCTCTTGTAACTTGGCTAAGTCAGATTCTTGCACCTTCCGTGAAAAGTCTTCACTAGGATCATAGCCTAGCTCTTCCATAATCCTAAGATGTGAGTAGCCGTCGTCTTGTAGATCGTTGTAGATCTCTACAGCTTCGTCAAAGAATGTAGCTAAATCATTGCCTGTAGGTGAAGACACACCTTCTTCTTGAGCTATCTGTTGTGCGAGTAAGAAACAACCTTCTATAACGTCGCCACTTTCACCAATTACGTCGCTAAGTGCGCCGTTACCAATAAGTGTTGCTGCGGTTGACAGCATTCCTTCAGCACTGGTGGGATCGAAACCCAGCCCAGCTATTTTAGCGGTTATTTTCAGCCAATCAGGCATGATGTCGCCTAGTGTCTGACCACTTACGGTTACCATTCCTGTTGTCTGAGAGGGTAAAGGTATTAATTCTAACGCCCCTGCTTTAATGCCTGCCGTAGCCGCTGCGGTAAGTATTTGAGATAAGTCCTTACCTTGTAGTGCAGCTATACCGCCTGATACGATGGCTTTAGCAGCAACAGTACCGGCAAGAGTTGTACCTCCAGCGGCGGCGGCACCAGCACCAGCGGCGGCACCAGCACCAGCACCAGCGGCGGCACCAGCACCAGTAGAAGCTCCACCAGACAGAAGCGAAGACATAGGCCCAGCTAGAGCACCGGCTGTAATGTATCCAAGCCCTGCAAGAGCGATAGCTTTTAAGCCATTTTCTACACTTTTGTCTTCTATGTTTATGGTTCTAATTTCACCCGTAGAGAACGGGTCATATAGATATGCAGAGCCATCTTCAGTTTGACGGTAGGGGTTAACGCCGTACTTAAAATACAACGACTGCAACATTGGGTCGCGTGTATGTGCTTCTTCTAAGGCTTTCTGATAGTTCAACCCCTCGGTAGCCATAAGGTATGGCACTTGCTCTGAAAGTATTGGGCGAATTAAAGATTGGAAAGTTTCAATGTCTGACGCGGAGCTACTTGAGTGCTTCTTGTAAGAGTCCTTGAATCCGTTAGCAGCTAGATCAACTTCTACTGGAGATATTTCGTAACCGTAGTAGCTGCTTAACGCGCTAGCTAACTCTTCCGTAGTGGTTGCGTCGGCTATAGTTGCGTAGGCTTCTATTACAGATTGTTCATTCGCACTGCCGCGTAGCCCTGATAAATACTCAGGAGCATTGTCTACAGTAGATAAGTATAATTCTGGGGTCAGCCCACCAGAAAATAGCCCTGCAAATGCACCCGATCCTTGTCCACCTTCGCCACCAATTATATCGGCATACGGGTCTAGGCCCGCATCAGCAAAGGCTTCCTTAAACCCAAGATTATAGTAGTCGTCAGTCTCGTCTATGTCGCCTTCGTAAGTAACGCCTTTAGCTAATAAATCTTTATATTTTTGTACAGCATCGCCAAGTAAACCTTGCACGGCTATAGCAGGGTTAGCGGGTGGAGGTATAGGCTCAGGGTCAGGCTCAGGCTTGGGCTTGGGCTTGGGCGCAGGGTATTGGTCTTCTAGACGCTCAATAGCCGCTAAAATGTCCTCTTCTGATGGGCCGGTTTCAAAACTTTCCACTACGACACCTCCAGCAAGCTAGCGACTACGTGTAACCTGTTGGCTGTAGCTGCGGTGACCTTAACTATCTCGGACTCTTCAATAACAAGTGGTGCAGTAAGTAGTTCTACTGTGGTATTCGCCCCTACTGCTTTGACGTTAAACACACTAAATACTGCCGAAGCAGAATCGGTGATGGTTACGGTAATTGTGTCAGCGTTGCCTGAGTCTTCAGACACCAATATAGACTTGATAATAGCTGTTGTTGCCGTAGGGCATGTGTACAGCGTAGTCGCAGTGGTGGCAGTTAGATCTACCTTTGCGTTTTTATACTGATTAGCCACTAGCTCATAAACCAAGCAGTAGCTTGCGCTGCGGGAGACATTGAAGCGTCCCGTATACCCTTATCAAGCTGGTTAAAATAGATACGCAGTGCATTGTTCATCTGGTTAAACGACTGCACGTTATAGTCATTTGGCGGATCTGGAAGAACCGGGGCTTTGAACTCTATGTTATAACTTGTTCTGTCTACAGCCATTACCGTCTTCCGTCAGGGCGCATCTCTAGTCTAGGAGAGCCTAGCTGCCACTTTACTCCAAGGTCACTAGATTCTATCTTCATTGCTAGCTGTCTGCCACGCACTCGTAGGTCAAGCCTAGAAGTAAATGCCTCAATAGGTGCGGTTGCTGTTCTAGTTATAGCGCCTGTGTTTGTGCCACCTACAGAAGCGGGTGAGTTGCGTCCAGACCCAGAATTTTGTGCCGCAAACAAAGATAATGTAGCACTGGGGCTTTCTGCGGTAGATCCATCAAACGTCACATCCGGGTACACTTTTTGTATGAATGCAAACTTATGCCCATCTTCTAAATCAAATTGTGCCGAAGATATAAAAGCACTTATGCCTGTAGCAGTGCCGGTCTCGTTATCGTCAATACCGTCCTCATGGTTGACCACGTTGTTGTTATACGTAGCCGCCATAGGGAAGTCACGTATACCTGAGTCAATCCATGCTGTGCGGCCCATGTTGCCGTAGTACCAGATATTTTGCTCGTAGTTGTAGATAACATAGCGGTCTATCGTCGTAGCACTGCTAGAGCAGTAGAACCACCAGATCTCACTAAACCCTTCGTTTGTACCTGCAAACACCTGATCGTATTGTTCTGTGTTGAAGTCATTAAATATGTACCGCTTCAACGTGCATGGTAGCGTCTGCACACGGCCATCGTATCGGTAAAATCCGCCTACACCCATCCAGTACGCCACACCATTTGCATACGCTACAGCTTTTGTAGAAGCGATAGATAGATTTTCACCTACTGTTTGTGCGCCCCATACCGCAGGGGCACCTACATATTGCAGGGCGTACAACGCCGAATCAGTCCATATAAGGATCTCTTGCCTTGCTTGTATGGCCGTTACTATTTCTGATCCTTTAGAAAGTCTAAGATCGCCCGCTTGATTTGAAGATGATGGCGTCCAGTTAACAGCACTTTCCTGATCTGACCAACGCAGTAATAAAGGGTCTAAATCACCGCTGCCAAGAGGGTTTGTGCCAAAACAAAATACAAAACGATTATCTGACACAAGTAGCGTATTTACTTTAGTGGGTACATTAGAGGCACCGCTTTCACTAGACAGCAAGACGCCACGAGTGGTGATTGCATCAGTCGCATCCCAGAAGAACAAGTTACCGCCACGAGCAGCGAATACAAGGTCTTCACCAAAGTTAGATTGCGTCCACAAGCGAAGTGCATCGGTAGAAGTAACGCCAACACCCCACGTACCAAGACCCCAACCCGCAGCACCCCAACCCACCAACGCTTCAGCAATGTCAGGGCCAGAGTTTATTTGATATGTGGCGGTTACAGAGCCACCACCCGAAGCTGAAGAACTTGCGGCTTCGCTAGCTGTTATGGTGTACGTGTTACCTGTAAGGTATGTTATTTGAAACTCACCATTTAGAGTCAGTCCACCTACCGCAGAAGCGCCGCTAAACGTAACAAAATCGCCGTTTATATACCCCCCAGCAGCGTCTGTGACCGTAACTGTGGTAGATCCACTTACAGTGGTGAACGGGTCTGTGAGCGATACAGCAGCACGTATAGGAGTAATGTCGTAATATGTTCCGCCCTGTTCTATGTAAAACTTGAGGTTAGTGCCCACACCAAGCAGCTTCTGGCTACTTAGCGTCACCCAAGAAAACAAAGACCGACACACGCCTAAGAAAGAGTCAGTGGATATGCGGTTCCACCCCCCTAGCTTTTCCGGCATACCGCCCCGAAAACGCACTTTATCGCAGTCGTACCAGCCACCCTCACTTGTGTAGCGAGTGTTCTCCCTATCTACTCCCGGCTTAAATACCATTTTCTGTAGTGGCATTACTTGTAGTCTCCGGTGCGGATCATCTCGGTCACCTCAACAGCACGATTGCCTACCTGAGTGGCCCACCGACTGTCCATAAACTCATCGGCTGCTATGTCAAACTGCTCACGGGACATAGCCTCAATAGCCTTCACAAACCCTCGCAGGCGTGTTAGGCCAAGGTTGAAGCATATGTCAATCATCGCATCTTGTCGCGCTTCGTTGAGTGCGGGGAACCAGAAATAAGTATCTTCAAGCTCTTCTCGCACGCGCTTAATATCGTTGTTTAAGAGGTATTCGATCTCATCCTCAGATAAGCCAAGACCGGATTCGCTGATGTTGCGGCCAACGCCTAAAGTTTCATACCCGGCGGAGCACAGGTATACATGACTGCGTACACCCTCATGCAGCTTCAGCATTTCAATTAGTTTGGTCATTACTTCTCCCTACTCACGCCTCTGGTCTTCTCGTAGCTTCTCATAGCGCCTAAACCGAGCATCCCAGTCATTGTAGTCATCAACAACGACGGGTCTATCTCAGGAACTTCTACCCAGATACCTGCAATCGGCGCGATCAATACATGATACAGAAGACCCAGACTACAGCACCAACCAATGCTAGGACGCCACCCGGCAACGAATAACGACTTATGTGCAGCCTCAACCTTATTGACTTCTAGCTGCCCCTTGGCTAGTTCATTCGCATGGCGCTCTGCAAGCGTGCTCAACTCAAAGGCGATACGATTCTTTTCGTCTTTGTCCTCAATTACCTTATCTAGTAGCTGAGTGGCTGGGCCTATGATTGATCCGAGTATGCTCATTACGCCACCTTAAACACGACATTAAAGCAACGAGGGCACAGCGTTTTCGCCTTGTGATGTATAAAGTGCATTACATGACCCCTCTTATTGCACCGCTGGCAGCGTATTTCAGTTCTTTTGTCATCGCTCACCGACCCTTCGCCATATACGCTGTAGCGCCAAAGTATAGCCCTACAATGCTTGCCTGACTAAGAAACAGCATGTCGCTCAGAGAAGCCATAGTGGACAAACGGGACTCAGGGATAAATGGCATAAGTGGTAGTAAAGCGTAAACGACCATACTGCTAAGAGACACCCAAGCCATTCGTCGTTGACTATCTGCTTTCTCTTCACGCAGTTCGATTTCAACAAGCTCTTGATTTCGTGCCAATTCTTCATCGCTCACGACCCCATCTCCATCTAGGTCGTACTGAGCATACCGCGATTTAGGCTCTAATTTCTTAGGACTCATTAGTCATCATCCTTCCTAGCTGGATCACGAAACAGTATCTTGGTACCTGCTTCTGAGGTAGGTATTTCTCTTACACGGCAATAAGTCTTGAAATAACTATTGTTGCTCAGTAGCTCGTTTATCTTGCCTACAGACTGAGCGTTAAGCGCCTTAGAGTATTCTAAGCACGAGGTCAGTTCTCTAAAGTACAACTCCTCGCCTGTGGGTTGCCCACGCTCAAGAACAATTAATACAAAAATCATCATGGTCATGCGCGTATGTCCAATGAGAACTGATCTTCAACCTTTACAATAGTAGAAAGAACTTCGCCGTTTTTATAGTAATAATACGTTTCGCTGTAATGCGTTGTAGCTTCTACTTTGTCGGTGCGAGTACGACTGATCTGATCTAGACGCAACAGCCTATGTACCTTGTCTTTGACCACCACTTCTGATGGTGCGTTAACGCTGTTGGGAAATACTGGCGGAATATCCACTTAGAGCCTCCGCTTTTTCTGCACAGCCTGAGCGCGCACAGCTTTTGGCTTAACAAG